TGAGAACGGCGGCGAGGGCGTTGTCGTTCGCTCGCACGCTCCCCGAGGCGATGGGCGTCTGGCCGATCGAGGGGGTCACGAAGGAGCTCTGTTGGTACTGTCCGACTAGGGCCATTAGAAGACTCGGCGGCTGAGTTGGAAGGCCTCGGAGAGAACCCGTGAAATCCGGAGTCCCCCTTCAGCCGAGGAGGTGAAAGTGAGGTCGAGGTAGTAGCCGGTACAGGAGAGCGGGATATGGAGCGGAACCACCCCAGCCCCATCCCACACCGTGCCCGGGGCATCCCAGATCGTTCCAGGGGCATCCCAGGCTCCCGCGCCCACGAAAACATGCTGGCCGGTGGCGAAGTCGCTCCTCCAGCTGATGGTGTGATCTCCACCACCCACCTCGGCAAACACGGTGGCGTGCCGGAAGGACTTCTCGAACTCGGGGATAACGAAGGTGTAGCGGTGCAGCTGGATGGTGGAGGAGTACACGGTTCCCCCGGTGCCATCGTGCAGCCGGTCGTCCTTGTAGCTCCCGTCCACGTCCGCCAGCTTCACAAACCCGTTCGTGTCCCCGAGCAGGACAATCGGACGGCCGCTCGCGTCCAGGGCATCCCAGGCCGCGCTCACCGTCAGGTGGCCCTGGTCGTAGGGACCGGTCCAGCTGTTGTTGTCGTAGTGGTACACCATGGTCCCCACCCCGCTCACGGTCACCCAGACCTGACGTCGGGCGCGGCAGTGTACGGCAACAGCCGTCTGGAGCTGGGTGGCGGTCAGGCTCTCGAAGATGGCGTTGACCTTGCCGGAGATGAGCTCAGGATTGCCGGACACCCCGACCCGGTACATCCCACGCTCCGAGAGAAAGACCGCATACGTTTCCATACCGAGGATCGTGCGTGGGGCGATGCTGCCGATGTCCGAGGTGACGCCCTCTGTCCCGGCGGCGATGTTGATGTCGTCCTGGGTCCAGCCGGTGAAGCGGCTCACGCCGCTGACGTGCCACATCAGCAACGCTCCGCGGATCGACGCCAGCCCGGTGAGACGCTGGTCGGAAAAGGTGCGGACCACGGCACTCCCGCCGCCGCTGGCCACCACCCCGAGGCTATCCCCGTTGTTCAGCCCGCTCCAGTAGATCGTCTCCCCGTCCCCCGTGATCCCGAACAGTCGCTGGTTGTAGACCGCGAGCTGGGTGGCATTGGGGGTGGAGGCGAGGTTCGTGGTCAGGGTCGTCCCGTCCCACTTGTTCAGCGCCCCACCGTCCGCGATGAAGGCCGCATACCCACCCCCATCCCGAAACCCCACAATCGAGGGGTAGACGGAGGCGGTGACGGCGGGACCGCGATCCGTGTAGGTCATCGGGAACGCGCCGTAGGTGGCGGTGAACAGCTTGCCGTTCGCGATGACGAGCTGCGTTGCCCCGGTGGCCAGGTTCCAGGAGTAGCCTGCCCTGACCGTCCCGCCGAGGGTCGTGGTGTGGGTACGCTGGGTACCCTGTCTGCGCTGTATGGCCCCGAACAGATCCAGCTCCGCATTCCCGGCCTGCCGGACCTCGTTGGGTGTGAGCGCCAGCTCGTCGGCGTCGAGGTTCAGTCCCCCGGCAAACCCAGGCTGGCCGTCCTGGAGTCGACGTCGCGACACCGGCTAGCCTCCCCAGTGGCCAGGGACATCCGAGAACCGCCAGCCCTTCGGAGACTGAGAGTCGCGGCTCAACCGATCCAGGAGCTTGGCGCGGAGGGTTTCGGCAACCCGGCGGAGCTGAGTGGCCTCGGAGCTCTCGCTCCCGCCCGTATCCAGCAGGAGAGCTGCCGTTTCCATCACCAGTATCCACTCTCCTCTTCCGGGGAAGATGGTGGAAATGTCCGTGCTCCCGGCCACCGTAGACGGGGGGGCCGGGGTCGAAGTGAAGGTGACGACGACGTTCTCGCTCAGGGTCGCGGGGGAGAGGAAGAACCAGGCCTCGGTTGGGGAAGAGGAATTCTCCCGCCAGAACCTGTACCTCCCGTCCGCCCGCGTACTGGTGGCCTCGAGGGGCTCATCCAGGATGCTTGAGGGAGCGAACCGCTTCTCCCCGTCCGCGGAGGTGATCGAGAGGACGTGAACGTTGTACCCGGTCACGATCACCCGCGAGCTTGCGTTCGTGGCGATGGTGGAGCGGGTGAGCTGGAGGTGCGGGGCGTGCTGCAAGATCTCATGCCACTCGGCCTCGAAGACCTGGTCGAGGAGCGGAAGGATCGTGGTCGTATCGCTCCAGCGGGCCGAGTCTTTCCCCTCGGCGTAGCGACGGATCTCCGTCACCAGTTCGTCTCTAGTCACGTCGGATCTCTTTGGCGGTCTTGCCGCGTTTCCGGGGCTTGGCGCTCGGCCCTACAGTGGGGGCGGCGAGCTGGCCCGCACGGTGAACAAGATCGTCGAGCACCGGCTCGGTGGTCTCTTTCCAGATCTGCTGCTGGTGCTGCCGGTTGTACTCGTGGACCCGGTCGAGCAGGTCCCTGGTTTCCTGCTTGCCGCCCTTCCGGAAGGAGCTGACGATATAGCCGTAGGCATCGTCCACGCTACAGTCCAGCGGCAGCCAGCCAAAGATGTCGTGATCCTCGTCCTCCGGGAGCTCCCCCCGCTGAATGTAGGCGCGTCGGGGGTCGTTCTCGGCCCACCTCATCGTGATCGCCCACCAGCTCGACTCCTGTCCCCAGAGCTGCGCGAACTTCAACCCAAGCCTCGGGTTGATCTGCTGCAACCGGGTGACGATCTCCAGGGGGGCGACAGGGGTACCGTTGATGTCGAGGATCATGGTCTCAGGGTGTAGGGGGGAAAGGTGACAGGGACTTGCAAATCCCTGCCACCCGGTAGGGGAAGAACTAGTCGAGCAACGCCAGCTCGAGAACCACAAACCCATTGGCGAACTGGGTGTCGATGGCTGCCGAGTCGTTCACGAAGTCCACGCGCAGCGTGTCCTCGCGGGCTTTGATTCGGGTCGAACCGGAGAGCATCGTGAACCGGGTCGCCGTGAGCGCCACCAGGGCCTCACAATCCAACGCGGAGCTCATGCTCACAGCCGCTGCCCCAGACACATCGTATCGCTTGACGGTGGCGGTAATCGCGCCATCCGCGTCCGCGGGGATAGTGGAGCACTGAATCGACGCGGACAAGAGAAAGCTCCGTCGCGCCGGGGTGGGAACGTGTACCGTGGTCGTGGTGTTGGCGGTGAGAGTGGGGATCGCCGCGGTAACCGTGACGATCTCCGACTTTGCCCGATAGGGCTCGCGGGGACGAAAAGTGGTATCCATGTTTCAGCTCCTGAGGAGGGGCCCCTCCTGCCCCCAGAGGAAGCAGGAGAGGGTATTCGTGAAAGAGATTAGATGACCAACGAGTACCGGTTCGCGTCGGTGTAGCCGACAATCGACCCGTGCGCCGCTCGGTTCGTGGTCCCCAGGTTGAGGTACGCGCCGAAGGTGTACTGGAAGGCGTCCTGGCCCGGGATGAACCGCCAGGCCGGGGCGGACTGGAAGCGAACCTCACCCCAATCCTTGCTGTCCACCCACACCAGCGAGGGCAAGTGGATCAGGTAGATCGTCCCAGCGGGCACCATCGGATCGGAGATGAACGGAAGGCCGAAGATGCTGACGGCCTTATACCCACCCTTGATCTCGATGAAGTCCTGCGGGGTCAGATTCCGCGAGGGGTAGAACTGCTCGACGAGCTTCTTCTCCAGGCCCACCGTACCGACGAGCAAGAACTCGCCGGGCTTGGACTTGGCGTCCTTACCGCTGCGGCCCTTGATCTTGTGGATCAGGTCGAAGATGTCGCTCTCGCTCACAACCTCGACGTCGATGACGTCGGCGCTGGTGAGCCGAACCGAGTTCCACCGCGAGTAGCCAGCGGTCGCGGCGTCGATGCCGTGCAGCGAGGTGTAGGCGTTACCCCGGTTCGTGATGTTGATCAAACCGTTCGGGTAGGCGTTGTACGAGGTGTCGCTGTCGGTGCAGGCAACCACCTTGTCGGTGGAGGCCATGCCGGGAATCGCCGTTCCGAGGGTCAGAACCACGCTGTCGCCGCTGTTTGCGGCCACGGTGATCGTCGCCCGGCCCAGGACCGCGTCGGCACCCGAGGTGTCGAGGACCGCGATCTGCATGCCGACGTCGAGGTGCAACCCACCTTCACCCGCACCCGCAACCCCGTAGGGCGAGGAGACGGTGATCGAGGTGGTGGAGCCCACGGCGGTGATGAGACCCTTGATGCCGGTCCCGTTGCCTTGGACGATCTCGGCCATACCGAGCTCGATGGCGTCCTTGGCCTCTTCGATCACCTTTTTCACCAGGCTCTGGTAGGCAGCCTTTTTGGACTGCGTACCCAGGACCGCCAGACCGTCGACCTCGCGGGTGACGTACATCCGCTTGATGTCGAGCAGGCCCTGAGTTTCGAGCGCGGTGGCGTGGTTCGGGAAGTAGCCCGAGCTGGAGGCAACCATACCCACCGGTCGTCCGACGCGAGCGTTGAAGCGGACGCCATTGCCGCCCCACTGGAAGTTCCGAGGTCCGCCTGCGCGGGCCTTCTGGATGTTGGCGAGCACGGGGGTCGAGATCGGCACGAGCTTCTCTCGGACGCCCTCGTACACGTTCATCAGCAAGCCGGCGATTTCGGCATCGTTGATGAAAGTAGGATCGTAAGCCACTGTAGTGTCCTAGCTGATAGGGGTGTACCGTGGGGAGCGGTACGGGAGGGGAGTGGTGGAGGCTAGTCCGGGAACTTGACCCCGGCCAAAATGCTCTCAGCCGCGTCGTCGGTGTTGACGATGGGCTTGACGGTGCGAAGCGGTTCCCCACCCGCCGAAGGCTTCATCGCCTTGGTCAGGGTCCGCTTGGCCTTCGTCGCCGCCTCCTGCGCCTTGGTGACCTTCTGCTTGGCTTCCCCCTCGAGGTGCGCCTTAGCGGCGGCCCGATCACTGTGGAGCTGGGCGGCCCAGGGGCCGATGTCGCTCTCGAGAAGCTGTGCTACTTTCCCCCAGTGCTGACGGGGCACCGTTCCGTTCCGCGTAATCGGCGCGATTGTGCGGGTGAACTTGCCTAACAGCTCGTCCTCAGAGATCGTGGACTTGTACTTGTCGACAATCGCCGAGAGCACTGGGGAGATCTGGGACTCGAAAAACTGCTTGCCTTCGGCGGCCACGGCACGGTCTTGCCGCTCCCGGCGAAGTTCCTGCACCTCCTGCTCGGCACGTCGAGCCCGGGCGTCCGGGGTCAGGTGCTCGGCAAGCTGACGTCGCGTATTCTCGAGGAACTCATCGTCCTGGAGGAGACGGAGATTGAGGGCTCGCTGGTCTTCGAGCTCGCTGAGGCTGCGCTCGATTTCCTCCTCCACCTTCGGAATACGGGTACGCAGGTCGTCGAGCTCGCTGTGGAGCTGCTCGTTGTACCCCCCGCTCTGCGCCATCCTGACCAGCTCGCTGATCGTGGCGGTGCGGGCCTTCTTGTTCATCGTGAAGCGGTAGCGGATATCCTCGCTCGCCTCCACGAACTTGCCGTCCTTGTCGACCGCGGTGAAGTTGCGCTTCTCGTCCGCCGGAGGGGTGGCGTCGAGCTTCGTGGGCTCTGGGTCGCCTTCGGCTGGTTCGGCGGCTGGTTCGGCGGCTGGTTCGGCGGCTGGTTCGCCTTCGGCTGGTTCGCCTTCGGCGGGTTCTGCGTCGGGAGCGGGGTCAGCGTCGGACGGCGGGGGTGCCTCATCACTCGAGGCCTTGTCGTCACCGTCGCTGATGTCGATCCCCAGCGAGGTCAGCAGCTCGTCATCGCTCATGGCATTGAACGGGTTGTTGTCCGGGCTGGCGTTCTGGGCAGCGGTTGTGGTGCTCATGTTCTCCTAGAAGGGTCTGGTGGAGTCGAACTCCTGTGCCATTCGCTCCCCCGCATACCCGGACAGGACGTCCGCGGTATTGGTTGGCACAGAGGGTGAGTTCAACAGTAGCGGCTGGGTTGAGGGTGAGGGAGCGAACATAGAGGGTGGGAGATTCGCGGGCTGCTGCGGCTGTGCAAGAGAGGGTGGAAGCTGCGCTCCCGGAACTCCCATTTTGTATTGACCCAGCATGGCGAGCTCGTCCCAGCGCATCTGCGCCATGGCTATCACCTGCGGGTCCAGGTCGTCGCGGAGCAGGATACTGCGCTCAAGGACGTCCTGATGAATCTTTTCGTTGTCGACCCACCGCAACGGCGGCGGGGGCTGCATGACGAGGAGCGCCTCGGCCACTCTACGGGCGCGGGCGTAGTGATCCTCGTCGGGGGTGTCGATGTTCCTGACCAGGGCAAACGGGGAGCGGCGACGGTACTCGGTGATGTCAATCGCGCCCTTCTCCAGGTACTGGTCGAGGACGAACATCTTGAGCGAGTAGGGCATCGGCATCATCGTCTCCGCGTCCACCTGGACGTCGGTGACGCCATCGAGATCGTCGCTCGAGATCTCCCGGGCCAGGTCGGGCCGACCCGCGCCCATAACCCCCAGGGAGCGCGGGAGGTCAAACCCCCACTGGCACCACTTGAGGGTGAGCTTGGCCCACCGGGTCATCGCCTTCGCGGCGGCACGGATCGGTGGGGCGAAGACCCGCTCCAGCATCTCCCGGCTCGCCAGGATGGCGCGGCCCGAGGTCTCCCCGGACATCTGCCCGGCCGACTCCTCGCTCCACCCGGACTTGCGCTCGAAGGCCCGCATGTCCGAGGCAATCAGCTCCTTGGCGTCGTTGCCAATGGAGAACGGGGGGATGACCTCGACGGCCTCCCCAATCGGGCCCGGAGTGCGAACCTCGACCATGGAGTGCAACCCGCCAACCAGGGTCTCCTGGCCCAGGGCTCTCGGCTTCCCGAAGAACCTTCCACCCCCGTTCAGCCTCACCGTATCCACCCACTTCGAGAGGGTGGCGTTGATCCGGAGCTGATGGTCTACCCAGTCGTTCATGTTCGGGGTGAGGAAGAAGGCCGGATCGGTGGAGCCATCCGTCACCCTGACCATCGGGACACACTTGACCGGGATCTCGGTGACGATCATCTCCTTGCCGTTCACCGCCACCATCATCAGCCCCTCGGGCAGGTACTCGGAGGGCTCGCAGAAGACGATGTACCGGTCGACCGTGTCCTGCCCCTCCAGCCGCTCATCGCTGTCTGAATCACTCATCCACCCGAACGAGCGTGTTACCTCGTTCTGGGCGGCCCGGCGGGTAATGGCCGCGGTCCCGTGGAAGGCCATGGCCTCGGAGACGGGGAGGGTTTCCTTGATCACCCAGTAGTAGGGCTTCTGGGTGGCGGTCGCGTTGGCGCTCACCACTACCTGATCAATCCGGTAGACCTTGGTGCGGGCATCCCCCATCGGGTAGGAGGACATGAACCTTTGACTGCCATCCTGGGAGGTCTGGTACTCCTGGTGCCACGGACCCGCGTCCCCATCCCAGTACACCATCCAGAACGCGACCCCATCGGTCCCGGTCCAGTAGGCGGTTTCTTGGAGGATGGCGGCCATGTCCTGCTCGTCGTGTTCATACTCGACCAGGAGCTGCTGCGCCTCCGCCTTGCGGAGGTCGTCCTGGTCCTGGGTGACGGGGCGGGTCCTGAATCCGGGACGCTGCTCGCTCATCAGCCAGGCCCGCTGGTCGAGCGCTGGGCCGATGATGTTGTTGGTGACACGCGAAGCGCCCTTCGGGCGCGGGGGCTCCTGATAGCTCCCATCCGGGGATTGGGCAATCCACTGAATGCCCTTCCGCAGAAGCCGGTTGCGCTTGGCGACGGCGACGGGACGGCGCTTGGCGGGCTGGTGCATGTCCCACAGCTTCTCGGCCCACCGTACCCACGCGCCCTGCTCAATCGTCCGGCCCTCGATCTCGTCCGCCAGCGGAAAGAGGTCGCCATACAGCGCCCGCATCCCCGCCACCCGAAGCTCGTCTAGCTCCTCGGGCGTCTGGGGGGTGTCGGGATCAGCAGGGGTAGTCAGTCCGGACTGCATCGGGACAGCAGCCTGAGGAACCATCTCCTCTTCGGGCTCAAGATCAAACGGTGGGGCGGTCACGGGCTATCCTTTGATGAGAGCCGAGGAGACCTTCCCCCAGCTTCCGAGTTGTCCGTAGGCCTCGCGGGCCGCCTCCCGTACCGACTCCTGTGCCCAGGGCTCGGTCCACCGCTGCGCGTAGCGCTCGAGGTCGTCCGGGAGGGGGATCTGGGGCTCGGGGGTCGAGGGCTTCTCCACCACCGGGTCAGGGGGCAGCACGGCTTTTCGTGCGTTCCACCGCTCAAACACCCAGATGACGGTCGCGCAGAGCGCGAGCGTTGACAGAAGGTCGTACACTAGCGGACGGTGCCGTAGTCCATGTCAACCGAGAAGGTGGCACCCTTGCCGCTCCCGGACACGACGAGCGAGAGAGCCTCGCCGCTGTTCGCGAACACCCCATAGGGGTAGTTGATGCGGATCGCCGGGAACGCGGCGGCCGGGATCTGGATGCGCCGCAGCACGTTGGAGGCGGAGCGGAGCTCCGCGGTCAGCGAGGAGCTGGGGGCGGTGTTGGCGGAGATTGTCAACCCGAGCGCGACATGCCGGGCCGAGGTCTTCCCCGTGACAGAGATCGTGATGTCGGCATTGGTTTGCGTATCCGCGAGGTTCTTCGCGTTGAGGAACTTCAGCTCGTTGGCGTTCACTAGTTGTCTCGGGTCTGGAGGAAGAATTGGAAGTCGCCGCTAATCGGAGGCGACGGGGGATCGGGCTCGCCGGCAATCACGCTCGAGACACCAAGGACGTAGAGCCCGCCATCCCCAATGCCTGGTCACCCATGTAGAGCTTCTGGTCGCCGTCCGTCAGGCCGATCGCCCAGCACACCGCGAGACAGACCCACTTGTTGTCGGCCCACCTGGCAGTTCTCGCCGTTGGTCGGGGTCGCGATCTCGTAACGGTCAGCCATCGAAGTACTCCTGAGGAGAGAAAGGGTTACGCCGGATCTTGGGCGTCGAACTGCACGTTACCCGCCTTGAGCGGGGTGATGATGGCGTACCCGTTCTGGACACACACACTGGCGACGGTGGGGTTGCTGTTCACGATCACCCAGGCCGTATCCGGCACGGAGAGCAGATCGTTCTGGGCGTTGAAGGCCACCAGCTTGAGTTGCAGGGCCGGGTCCCCGACCTTGATGTGAAGCTGGTGGAGGGGTGATCAAACCCCCAGACGACGGCATTCAGGTCGGAGGCGACGGAGACCGTAATTCCGGAGGAGACGCCGAAGGTCTGCCCGGTGACGGGATCGGTGATCAGGATGGCGGGCACGCTAGTATCCTTGGTAGTCTGACACCCCGTCCCGCCAGGTCTCGGTGAGGACGGTGGCGTAGGGGGGGTCCTGGTGGGGAGGGGGAGCGGCAGGGGTGGCGGAATCGAAGATATCCGGGTCAAGGTCGTAGGCGAACGCCATGATCGCCGCGTCCGCGTAGTCGGGGGAGTCGACGCCGCGTCGGCGCATCTCCTCTTTCATCTCCACCGCGATCTGCCCGGTGGAGCGCACCTTGTAGGTTGGGGAGGTGAGGTCCCGGCGTAGGGCGTCGTTCTGCGGCAGGAACACGCGGCCTTGCTCGAGCCTCTCCCGCATGTGCCACCAGGCCTCGGCCCGGCGGTTCTGGTAGAGCGAGGGGGTGGCGGCTCTCTTCCCCGAGTGAAACCCAACCACGGGAACGCCAAGCTCAAGCAGCCTATCCAGTACCCCAGCTCCAAGCCCAACCTCGTCGACCACCACCGCGTCCGCGCCGCTCCTCTTCCAGGCCCGCACGATCCGTCCGGTGGTTTCCATCGTGTCCACCCCGCCCCACATCTCCGGCTCGAGCAGCACATCCCCGCGGCGCTCGATGAGTACGGTGCGGTTGTCGCCGTAGCGTGCCACGTCGCAGGCCAGGATGCGGGTCTTGCCCTCGGTCAGGGACTTCAGGGCCCCCTGGTAGGCGCTCTGTTCCATAGCCCGGTCAACCCACGGGGTCGGGCAGACGCTCTGTGTCCCGGTCGAGGGGAACTCCCCGAGCACGCGGGACTGGTAGATCGGGGAGTGCTCACCGTAGCGGGCCTTGCTCTCCTCGACCCAGACCCTTGTCACCGCCCCGGGGATGACCTCTTTCCCGAGCAGCACGTTCGGGTGAGTCAAGCAAGAGAGGTGCAGCCTCTTCCAGTTGCCCTTCTGGAAGGCGTCGTAGAAGGAGCCCGCGGACTCGGTCGGATTGCCGACCAGGACGATGGCATTCTTCTCACCGGTGGCGAGGGAGTAGATCGCGTGGTAGATCTCCTCGCTCACGCCGGGGGCCTCGTCCACTACCACCAGCAGCCGTGCGTGGTGCCGGCCGTGGAAGGCCGTTGGTTCGGAGGTCGAGAGCCCCACGGCATACCAGTCCGGGCGGACACGCAGCTCCGTCTGCAACATCTCCCCGGGGAGGGGAACCTTGGCCTTGAGGACGAGGCTCGCGATCTCCCGCCACAGCACCTTCTCGATCTGGTTCCAGGTCGTCGCCGTCGTCACGACAAGTCCACGTCGTGCGTAGGTCCACCAGATCACCAGGATCGCCAGCGCAAAGCTCTTCCCGACCCCGTGCCCCGATCTCGCCACCGTGAGCCTGTTCTCGGCCGCGGCGGTCAGCAGCGCCACCTGATCCGGGGTGAGGCCAGGAACCAGGGGATTCTTCTCGTCCCACTGTGGAACGCCGAGGATGTCGAGCGCAAACCCCAGGGGGTCGTCCTCGTACACCCCGAACCGCTCAGGGTCCCCCTTCACCTGCTCGAGCTTCCCCAGTATCCCCGCCAGCACGGCGGGGTCTAATGTCATTGCCTGGGCCACGAGGATGCCCTAGGATCGCTTCTTCGTGCGCGGGAGGGGCTCGAAGTACAGGGTCATGGGATCGTCGCTTAGCGGGGCTTCCAGGGGCTCGAGCGGGTACACGGTGTCGAAGTCCGGGCCACCTAGCTTGAACTCGTCGCAGAAGTCCCGGGCAAAGTCCGCCAGCAGGTGGGGGTTGTGGATCTGCCCCACCGCCAGGGTTCCTGGGCGCTGAGACAGCCTGGCCATGGCCATGTACACCGCGGTCGCTGGGGTCACGAGTCGGAGGGGGGTTGCCCGGAAAATTGGGCCGCAAGAAAAATGGGTCCCCCTACGCGGCCTCGGGCCGGCGCCCCGGATGTGGGGGGTGGAGGCGGGGGCGCGGGCTCGAGCGCGTGCGCGGGCGCGAGGGGGTGGGGGGGCCTGGTTGCTGGCCGCCGTCCACCGCAGCCTGAGCGCCGCCCACCGCAGCCTGTCTCTCCACATGCGCTAGCCCTCGACCGTGGGCAGGACCTGCGCCTCGACCTCTTCCGCCGCCACCGCCCTGAGCCCTGCGACAGCCTCGGGGTGGGTTTCCTCCACCCAGCGGCGGACGGCGGGGTCCCGGAGCGCGGTCACCAGTAGCACCAGCATCTTGCCCGGGTCGACCGACCCCCCCACCCCCTCGCCGTCCGGGGACGTGGGGATACGCCCATACCGACCCAGTTGCTCCAGGGCTGCCAGGCGGTCCTTTGGGGTGGGCCGGATGGTGGTGACTGTCTCTTGCACCCTGCCGTCCGGCAGCGTCGTCCGGGACACGCTGTCCACCTCGAAGTTCCCGGTGGCAATATCTTCCAGCACCCCCATGTGCTTCTCGAAGGCCGCCCGTGCCCGAACCCGAACGCTACGAAGCGCTTGCAGGTTCTCCGGATCAGCGGCTGCGGTGCTCAGTGTCCTGGTGCGCTGGCGGTCGGCGCGGAGGTGTTTTCCGAAGACAGATAGACTGGCCACTTGGTTCCGGAACTGAGGGGAATCTGCCCAGGTGGCAGAACGCGAAAAACCCTTGCAAATTGCGAACCGCGGGGGAGAGATCGGGAGGGGAGAGGCAACCCAACAGATGGAGCGGTGTTGCCTGATACCAGTGTACAGTTAACTGGTGACCAGTGGACAACTTACCATTGACTACCGGGTTTCAATGTTTTCAATGTTTTCAATGTTCACCGGGTAACATGTAGGACAGTCAACCAGTTCACAGTTTACTGATATAGCACACCCCCCGGAGGGTTGTCAACTCGGCTATACAGGGCAACGAGTTAGCTGGGGGTACGTTGTGAAACACCGTGAAACAGGACAGGGGTGCGCCGGGAGGCGCTCGAAAGACCCTGGTCGCCAGGTCAAGCCCCGGAAACCGTTTCAGCCTGGAACAGAGTGTAACGAACGTGTAACGAGGTCTCAGGGGCTCTTGCGCCTGGTTTCGGCTGCCCCCATCTTGTCCCCCGTCACTGCGACACCGGTGACCGGCCCGACGGGGGCCGAACCGAGCCGAGCAGCTTGCAGAGGCAGGCAGCGAAGTGTAGACTGGCTGGCGGATGGCAAGGCGGGAGAGGGTGAGCAGACCCCTGATCGATCCCAGCCCCAGGTACCGCACCAGTATCGGAACCCCGGCCATACCCACATGCTCTCGCGGCTCGCCCTGAGCGCGGAGGACACTGACGGCCCTGACGGGGTCGCGCTCCTCCCGACACCGAGCCCACGACAGCGGGGAACGATGACGCTGTTTCCTGTTCCGGAATTGACCCCAGGTGAGCGATAGCGGTTGCCGCGCCTGGCACCGGCAGACAGCGAGACGAGAGTCGGCGGTATGAACGTGGTACCTGGGGGTCAAGCCCCACGCCGGTTTGCAGGACAACCACAACAACC